CGTACGCATCTTATCCGGTATCTATATAATTCCATATATAGGTCCTTGGTAGTTACACGGTTGTACTAATGTACCCCTTAAGGAGTGATGGTCACCAGGTATGGAATACCTTTGGCATCTTCTCTGTGAGGGGCCGTCTGACCTTAAACAAGTCCACGGAAACCCATTAAAGAAGTTTTCTCTTGCTCAATCTCTTTAACCAAAAGTCAGAAGTTTTCTGCCTTTGATGAATGAGAAAGAGGAAGAATAATCCTTTCATTATTAAATGGATCCAGAGGTGATACTGTTTCATCACGTGAATCTGAAATTTTAGATTTGATGTAATACATCATTTCAAATTTTCAAGATTCCCTGTAATAATTAGTAAACACTAATGGACCATCGAATAAGAAACGACGGATTGGTTTTCTAGAAATAAGATCTCCTATACTAGATCAGTAATGATCCAGAATAGATAGATATAAAGGAGAATCCTTAATATCTAGGTCGAAACCAGGAACTAATTCTAAACTAAGTAACTTTTGAATAATTTCATCAGTCTTACTTAGGTTCCTCTCTCAGACAACGAGAGAACTACGGAATTTGGCTTCATCAATACTTGATAGAAACCTATCCATAGTTACCGCAGAGAGCGAGTTAGTCAACTTAATACTAGTTGATAACCCATCTTCGGTTGGAATAAAACCAAAAGGACCCTTAACCAATCAAGATAACCTATCCAACTGACTTTTACGTACAGTTGGGATAGACTTATATAATTGGTTTACGGAATCCTCGGTAAGGTAAAACCCCTTGTTGACTAAATCAAGAAGTACCGAAGGTACTCCTTTTAAAGATTTTAATGCAACAAGAAGGTTCTTAGCTCCTACAGGAGATACTTCTCCTTTCATAGTAACTAACCTCTTAGCAAATTCAAAAGAATCTGAAGAAATTAGTGACTTGGAAAGATTAATCTCCACACCTAAGACAGTAGTCATCAAATGGTGGTAGCTTTTAGCAACTGAACTGTTAGCAATAACTACATCATCTCCTAAAATTGCATAGTGGACAAAATCTGGTATTCCTACCCGATTAGCTGCTATACGAACTAAAGTGTGATGAGTTAGAGCTAACATAGCTCAAGAGCTTAAAGCCCCCATAGGTTGACCTACAGAATATCTTAGAGGGATTCCATTATGGAATCAATCTCTATTAGTTAGAATATTAACTCAACTAGTAGCCGCTTCTTTACCTATCATCAAACTAAGAATCTGATGTTGTAAAGAAATCGGAAGACGATCTGTAGCTGCGCTTAGGTCGTAAGAGTAAAGAGTTTCGTTATTTAAAAGATCCTTCCGAAACAGATCTTTTAAATATCGGACAGGTCTATCTTGATCAAAAGTACCATCCATAGGAAGGGTATCTAAGATCTTGAAGATCCTGTCAGATAACGGTCTAAACACAGATTGTGTAATAGAATCCGTAATAGCGAAAACTCTCACCTTACCGGCCGCCTCTTCCTTTTCACTTAACTTACCTAGAATAAGATCTTTACCACCAGTATAATTACCGGTAGATAAGAAATCTAACTCTTTAGCAAGTAAGGAAAGGAATTCAATCCCTCCGGGGACCATACGACAATAGTCGTATAGATCTCGACGTAAAGGAGAATCCTTTCATGCTCAGATATCTTTTCAGATACCAAGCATAGAAACGGAATGATTCGGACCAGCTGTACCGAGGTGCAATAGCTTTATAGGTTTAAGTGTTACCTTGAAATAAGGTAGCAGTTGTCTAAGAGCTAAACGAACCTCGAACTTAGGTAAAGTCATAGACTGTCCTTTAAAAGGATCAGTTATGGTCGATAACTTAAGCTTACCAGGTATCTTTATGATACGGTATACAGCGAAAACTGAAAGGACTGCTCGAGTACTAGACAGGTCTCCATCTCTAACAAGAGAACGGATAGATCCTGGAATAATACCGGGTAGCCCTCCTTTAATGGTAATCGGAAGTTCTGTATTCAGAACTGGATTACCACTTACAAAAGCTTGTACAATTCTCGTACACTCTTTAGTGTATTGGACTACGAAAGTAGGACCATTAACATTCCAGAGTTTTAAGAGTCTTGTCGCAAACGACATGTAAGGCGTTTTCGGAAGTTGTAAAGACCACACAATAAGACGGATTCAAGCTAGGAACATATCCTTACGGATATACCCTATAGAATCTAGTCTCTTTGAAAGTGTAGGTTTGTTTGTATTATTTATTCTTATCATGGTTTATTTATTAAATTAAATGACCTACATAAGGTAAAGATACAATATACCTAGACTTTACGGGGTCTCTCTCACTAAACTGGTCAAGTTTAGTGTTGCGACTTCAATACAAAAGTATTAGATCACGCAGAGGGAGGATTAGACCCATAGGTCATGAATCTCAACGCGAGGAAATAAAACCGCCTCATTCGGAATAATGAGAAGGCATATTGCCTGGACGTGGAAACCCAT